AAGATTGGTGCTGACGCAGTCAACCAACAAAAAGAGTTGGATGCAAAAGAATTTATGGAAGGTACTAAGTTAGGTGCTGAAGCCGTAAAACAAGAGAAGGAACGTAATAATACGCAAACTTAAAAACAGGAGAGAGCAATGGAAGAGTTAAAGATTCTCGCTAGTCAATTAGGCGAGGAAGAGCAACGCATAACAGAAGATTTAGCAATGGGAAGAGCAGAAGAACACGCTCAATACATGCATGCATGTGGTATTGTTAGAGGTTTTCAAATAACTCAAGGTCTTATTGCTTCTATGATGAGAAACATGGAGGAAGATGATGAGTGAAATACAAACCCCAGTTAAAGAAATAGTATCAGCATCAGGTGCACCAATAAGTCCACCACAAACAGATGTTGAAGAAAGTAAACCCGCACAACTACCAGATGTTAAAGGATATCGCATATTATGTGCAGTTCCTCAAGTAGATGAAGCATATAACAGTGGGATAATTAAATCAGATAAAACTAGAAATATTGAAGAACATTCAACGGTAGTTTTATTTGTAATGAAATTAGGAGATATGTGTTATTTAGATGAAAACAGATTTCCTACAGGTCCTTGGTGTAAAGAAGGAGACTTTATTATAGCTAGGGCATATTCTGGAACTCGAATCAAAATTTTTGGTAATGAGTTTCGCATTATTAATGACGACACAGTAGAAGCCGTAGTGGATGACCCACGTGGCTACGAACGTGCATAAACGGAGAGCAAAGATGGCAGAAATAATCAATGAAATTCCTCAAGAATTAGAAATGGAAGGAGAAGAAGTTGAGGTAAAGGTTGATGCAGCTGAAAAGGTTGCTTCTGAGGAGAAAACAGGTAACGTTGAAGTTACTAAAAAAGCTCCTAAAAAAGAAGCTAACCCTGTACAAAAGGAGTTAGAATTTGATATAGAAGTAGAAGATGACACTCCTAAAGCTGACAGAAACAGAGACCCTTTACCTGAGAATATTAAAGAAGAGCTTGAAGCTGATACCTTAGATGAATACTCAGATAGAGTAAAACAACGTATGGGTCAACTTAAAAAAGCTTGGCATGATGAAAGACGTGAAAAAGAAGCTTCTGTTAGACGTGAAAAAGAAGCTGAAAGAATAGCTGCACTTCAAATGCAAGAAAATAAAAAGCTCAGAGAAACACTTTCAACAGGAGAAGAAGATTATCTTAAAACTCTTCAAGAAAAATACACAGCTGATTTAGCTTTTGCTCAAAGAGAGTACAAGGAAGCTTATGATGCGGGCGATAGTGAAAAATTAGTAGCAGCTCAAACTAAAATGGGTGAGGCTCAATATAAATTGGGGCAAGCTCAGGATAGAAAACCACAATATACTGAAGAAGCTTTACAAACTTCAGAAAATGCGGTATCTTCAGAGCAAGATACAGTTAGACCAAACGTTCCACAACCAGATGCTAAAGCTATGGCTTGGCAAGAAAAGAATCAATGGTTTGGAAAGGATGAAGAAATGACTTCATTGGCATTAGGACTGCATGAGAAACTAGTTAGAAATGGGGTAGACCCATCGTCTGACGAATATTATCGTAGTATTGATAGTACTATGCAAAAACGTTTCCCAGAGAATTACGGGGACACTGATACGTTGGAAGAGGCAAAACCTGCCCAACGCAAACCTTCAACTGTAGTTGCTCCAGCAACAAGGTCGACTGGCCCAAAAAAGGTTAGATTGACTAAAACACAGTTAGCTTTAGCAAAGAAATTCAAGCTAACACCAGAGCAATATGCACGTGAATTAATTAAAACGGAGAGTACAAATGGATAATAAAGCTAAAAGTCGCACAAATAGAGAAGCAGTAACTCGTGAAGAGACTGAAGTTCGAAATAAACAATGGGAACCTCGTTCAACATTACCAGAAATCAAGCATGAAGCTGGCTGGGCGTATCGTTGGGTTCGAGTATCATTAGTGAATGAAGCTGATAATTTAAATGTATCTTCCCGTATGCGTGAAGGCTGGGAACCTGTGAAACATTCAGAGCACCCAGAAGTAAATTTACCAGCAGACCCTAACTCAAGATTCAAAGACGGTATTGAAGTAGGCGGACTGCTATTATGTAAAATGCCACAGGAAATGGTAGACCAGAGAAATGAATATTTTAAGGAAAAAGCTAGAGCTCAGGAACAGGCTGTAGATAACAACCTAATGAGACAGAACGACCCTAGAATGCCGTTATTTTCTGATAAAAAATCTACTGTGACTAAAGGCAAAAGATAATTTTTTAAGGAGATTATATTATGGCATCAACAGCCGCACCTTACGGTCTTAAGCCCGTAAATTTGATTGGTGGACAGCCTTATGCTGGTTCTACTCGTCAAATTAAAATAGCGTCTGGTTATAATACAAACATCTTTAACGGAAGCGTTGTATCTATCGTTACAGCAGGAACACTTGAGATAGTAACCACAGTTGGTTCTAACTCTTCAGTTTTCCCTGCAGGAACAGTAGGCGTATTCGTTGGATGTTCGTATACAGACCCGAACTCAAAACAAAAGGTTTTCGCTCAATATTTTCCAGCAGATACAGTAGCATCTGATGCTGTCGGTTATGTTGTCGATGACCCTGATGTAGTATTTCAAGTACAAGCTGATGCGTCAATAGCTCAAGCTGGTCTTGGTGCAAACGCTCCATTAGCTGCAGTACAATCTACATCAACTGGTTCAACTGTGACAGGTAACTCTACTTCAGCACTAGATGCGACAGTAGCGACTACTACACAGGGATTCAGAATTGTTGATTTTGTTGACTCACCAAACTCACAAGTAGGCGATGCGTTTACTGATGTGTTAGTGAAGTTTAATATTGCTCAACATTCTTACACTAACGCAACAGGTATATAAAGGAGAATAAAACATGGCAATTTCAAGAGCTCAGTTATTAAAAGAGTTGCTCCCAGGCCTTAATGCTTTATTCGGAATGGAATACAGTCGTTATGGAGAAGAGCACGCTGAAATCTACGAATCTGAAACATCAGAACGTAGTTTCGAAGAAGAAACAAAACTATCTGGTTTTGGACAAGCACCTGTTAAAGACGAAGGTTCAGCCATCGCCTATGACAATGCTCAAGAAGCGTTCACAGCTAGATACAACCACGAAACCATAGCTTTAGGTTTCTCACTAACAGAAGAAGCTGTAGAGGATAACCTTTACGATACTTTATCTGCGAGATACACAAAAGCTTTAGCACGTTCAATGGCTAATACTAAACAAGTAAAAGCTGCGAACATTCTAAACAATGGTTTCTCGGATGCAAATGGTGGTGATGGTAAAGCATTATTCGCTACAGACCATCCATTAGTAAACGGTGGTACAAACAACAATACTCAATCAACAGCTGCTGACTTAAACGAGTCATCATTAGAAAATGCGGTTATTCAAATAGCTGCTTGGACTGATGAAAGAGGTTTATTGATTGCTGCGAAACCACGTAAGCTAATTATTCCACCAGCGTTACAATTTGTTGCTACACGTCTATTAGATACTGACCAAAGAGTAGGTACAGCTGATAACGATATCAACGCATTGAAAAACAACGGTGCAATTCCTGAAGGATATGTTATCAATCATTACTTAACTGATACTGATGGATACTTCCTAACAACAGATGTACCAAATGGTATGAAATACTTTGTAAGAACACCATTAACTACATCTATGGACGGTGACTTCGACACAGGTAATGTAAGATACAAAGCCCGTGAAAGATACTCATTCGGTTTTTCCGACCCATTAGGAATGTGGGGCTCACAAGGTGCTTAATAGGCACACTTGAGAGTGTTCAGTTTTTCATAGTTCTGGACACTTACTTTGGAAACCCAGCTAATCTCTCGCTGGGTTTTCTTTTTGCTTTTATTTATTCTCAAAGTAGGTATAATTTACCTATCGGGAACAACGTAACTTATCTAACTGCCCCCGAACAGACGCATACACGATAGATAAGTTCTAACTTTGTATGGAGATATATAATGGCTACATCAACTTTTTCGGGTCCAGTAGTATCCAAAAATGGATTTATTAACACAGGGCCAGGTAATGTCGTAGACGCTGACGCAAGCGTAGCTTTAACAGTCGCTACACACGCAGGCAAAATTGTACACAATGATGCTGCTGGAGCAGTAACTTACACATTACCAGCATTAAATGCAACAGCAGACGGAGCAAGTTCAGGACCAGGTTCTGACATTGACAATCTAAATAATCTTGGTGCTACATTCACAATAGTTAACTCAATAACAAAAACTGGAGACTTAGTAGTCCAAGTTGCAAACGCAAATGATATTATGACTGGCTCAGCTACAATGGTTGATTCAGATACAAGTGATAACATGGAAGGATTTGTAACAGCAGCTGCATCAGATACTATTACATTAA